AACTGGCCGTACCTAGAGGTTAATTCGGACGCGACTGATGGCAATGGTGCCCCTCTGCCACTCCCACAGCGGGCCATGCCGCCGATGGCGTCATCTGGTCTTCTACAGGCCAAGATGGGCGCATCTGACGACATCAAGAGCACGACCGGGCAGTACGATGCGAGCTTGGGGGCTGAGGCCAACGAGAAATCCGGGAAGGCCATCATTGCCCGCGAGCGCCAGACAGATACCGGCACGTATCACTACGTCGATAACCTCGCCAGGGCGGTGAGATATTGCACCCGGCAGATTGTCGATCTGATTCCGAAAATTTACGACACGGCGCGGATGGCGCGGATTGTCGGGATTGATGGTGAGGTTGATCGCGTCAAGATCAACCCAAATCAGGTGGAGCCGGTCAAAGAAATTCGAGACCAGCAAACCGGGGCCGTCATCGAGAAAATCTACAACCCGAGCGTCGGCAAGTACGACGTCTGCGTAACCACTGGGCCGAGTTACATGACCAAGCGGCAAGAGGCGCTAGAGGCCATGTCTCAATTGCTGCAAGGCAACCCGCAACTGTGGTCGGTGGCGGGAGATTTGTTCGTTAAAAATATGGACTGGCCCGGCGCCGAAGAAATGGCTGAGCGGTTCAAAAAGACCATGGACCCGAAACTGTTCTCGGAAGAAGACGACCCCGCACTGGCGGCAGCGCAGCAGCAGATGCAGGAGATGGGGCAGCAGATGGAACAGATGCACCAGATGCTCCAGAACGTGAGCAAATCCTATGAGTCCATGCACCTCCAGAACGAGCATTTCAAGGCAGACATCCAGGCCTACGACGCCGAGACCAAGCGGCTGTCGGTTCTGGCTGGCGCGGGGACTCCGGAAGAGATTCGAAGCGTGGTAATGAAAACGTTACAGGAGATCATGTCTCAGCCATCGCTTGAGCAGGAAGAGCCGGCGCAACTGGAGGCCGGAGAAATGCACATGCAAGATCAACAGATGCAGCAACCCATGGAAGGACTTCAGTAATGGCAAACTACAAACAATCGGCGGCCACCGTTCAGGTCAAGGTCGGCGGCGGACGGCTCAAGGGGATTTGCGTATCCAGCACATCGAGCGGAACGCTGACGGTCTATGACTCCGCGCAATCCAACGCCAGCGACCCGAAAATTGCGGACACGATCACGGTATCTGCTGGGGAGACATACCTCGCAATCACCGATGGGATATGGTTTAACAGTGGGCTTTACATCGTGCTTGCCAACACGGCGGCATTTACTGTACTGTATGAATAAGCAGTAGAATCACCGCACTGGCACGGTATGCCAGGTTTGGAACACGCCGGGATGGCGTCGATTCCCGCAGCAGGAGATTGTCATGTCAGAGGTAATTGAAGCGGTTGAATCTCAACCCGCGCCGGAGCTTCCCGCCACGGCGGCGGAAGTCCCCGTTGTTGAAGCGCAGCCGGAAGAAAAGCCTGTCGAGCAACCCGCCAAAACCTTCACCCAAGAGGAATTGGACGCGGCCATTGGCAAGCGACTTGCACGAGAACAGCGCAAGTGGGAACGCGAACAATCGCAGATGGCGCAAGAGGCGCAGCAGCACTCAGCGCAGCGTCATGGCGACCTCAAGCCAGAGCAATTCGAGACAGTCGAGCAGTACGCTGAAGCATTGGCGGAACGAAAGGCTAACGAAAAGCTCGCAGCGCAAGAGGAACGACGGCACCAGAATGAGGTGCTGGCGACATATCACGAGAAGGAAGAAGAGGCGCGATCAAAGTATGACGACTTCGAACAAGTCGCCTACAACCCGCGCCTTGCAATCTCTGACGTGATGGCCCAATCGATTCAAGCATCTGACATTGGGCCAGATGTCGCCTATTTCCTTGGGAGCAATCCCCAAGAAGCTGATCGCATTTCCCGCTTGGCCCCGTTACTGCAAGCAAAAGAGATCGGGCGATTGGAGGCCAAATTGGCCGCTGAACCGCCCACCGCAAAGCAAGTATCCAAAGCACCTGCTCCAATTTCTCCGGTGACTCCTACGGGTTCCGGCGTGCCTGCCTACGATCTAGACGACCCGCGCTCCTACAAGCAGCTCGGGCCGGATGCGTGGTTGGCCGCCAGACGCGAAAAAGCACTCAAGGAAGCGCGAGCCGGTCGGACATAACAATCGAAAGGAAAAGCCATCATGGCGAACGCGTTTGTCAACATAGATATGGTCACGACCCAGGCTCTTGAAGTTCTGGAAAATAGTTCCGCCATCGTGCGGAACGTCAACAAACAGTATGACGACAGCTTCGGTCAAGTCGGTGCGCAGATCGGTTCTAGCCTGCGTGTTCGCTTGCCTGATCGGGTTCTCGTCTCCGATGGTGCCGCGCTCAATACGCAGGACATCAGCCAGCAATATACGACTCTGAGCGTCACCACCCAGAAACACATCGGATTGAACTTCACCGATGCGGACTTCGTGTTGAAAATGGGGCCGTTCTCCGACCAGTTCCTGAAACCTCGCGTTTCGCAACTGGCGACCACCATCGACGCCGATGTCTGCAACGTCTACAAGCAGATTTACCAATCGGTCGGAACTCCCGGCACCACGCCAAGCACGTCGCTGGTGCTGCTCCAAGCGAATCAGAAGTTGAACGAAATGGCATGCCCGTCGGGCACCCGCTATTGCGCCGTTACCCCGGCAGCCAATGCGGGACTGGTTGAAGGCATGAAGGGGCTATTCAACCCCGGTGGCCTGATTGCCAGCCAGTTCAAAAACGGCCTGATCGGTGAGGGCATTCTCGGCTTCGATGAGATCAACATGTCGCAGTCGCTGCCGAATCACTTGACCGGCGACTGGGGCACCGTGATTACCTCGACCTCGACCGTTGCGACCCAAGGTGCTAGCACTCTCGGCATCAGTTTCACCGGGTCGAGCAAAACTTGGAAAGAGGGCGACGTTTTCACCATCGCTAACGTCTATTCGGTCAATCCTCAGACTCGTGTCAGCACTGGTAGCCTCCAGCAGTTCGTTGTCACTGCCGATGCTACCGGATCCTCCACCGCCACCCTGTCAATTTCCCCGGCGATCTATACGGCAGCGCATGCACTGGCCACCGTGGATTCGTTCCCGCAAGCTACCGCGGCAATCACGATGCTGGGCTCGGCGAATACCTCGTATCCGCAGAATCTCGCGTATCACAAGGACGCGATCGCTTTCGTGACCGCGGATTGTGTGATGCCGAAGGGCGTGAATTTCGCCTCTCGTCAGACGCATAACGGTGTGTCGATGCGGATCGTGAATGCTTTTGACATCAACAACGACCGCATGCCGACCCGCCTGGACGTGATCTATGGTTATAAGCTCATCCGTCCAGAACTCGCCGTTCGAGTGTGGGGCTGATAGCGACTCGCCAGCCTCGTAATCGCGGGGCTGGCAACAAACATTGAAAGGAATCAAATCATGGCACTTTCCACCGTAGGCGGCGGCTATCAGATTGGCGATGGCAGCACGACCGAAATTCAACTCAACAAGCAACCCACTCCGTCCACCGCAACTTCGACAGCCACGCTGACCATTGCGCAACTCATCACCGGCATTCTGCTGGGCAGCCCCGGTAGCTCCGCGGCGACCTACACCCTGCCGACCGTTGCGCTGACTGAGGCGACATTGGTGAACGCAACGACCGATAGCTCGTTTGATTTCTCCGTGGTCAATGTGGACGGCTCCGGCTCTGGCGTTATCACCCTGGCCGTCGGCACCGGCTGGACGATTGTCGGGCTGGCTACCGTCGCCGCCACTGCTGGTACCACGCACCGTTACCGCGCTCGCAAGACCGGCACCGGCGCTTGGACGCTTTACACCCTGGCGTAATCACCCGATGGGGGCCCCGGCCCCCGTCTTTGAAAGGATGAATCATGGCGAATACGAAAGCAATCGGGGTGGCGTATGCCGATCCTGAATTCGAAAGCATTGTCGTAACTGGATCGGCAACCATCGGCGGCAATACGCTGAGCGGCACCGAGCTGGGCTACGTCGATGGCATTACGCCCGGCACCGTGGCTGCCGACAAGGCAATCGTTCCGACGACGGACAAACACATCGACGCGCTGGTCATCAGCGATGGCGGTCTAGCGCTTGGGGCTGGGGCTGGTACGGCCATTTCAGCTACCGCCGCGGAACTCAACTACAACGACATCGCCACTTTGGGAACCTTGGCGGCCAGTAAAACGTGGACTTCCGATGCGAGCCTGGACACGGTGATGCCGACTGGTGGATTGCTCACCGTGCAGTCTGGCGGGGCCGTGACACTTAACAGTGGTTCCACGCTGACCCTCAGCGGCGCTGTCGTACAAGCTCCTGTCTTTGTCGCTGATGCCACTCCCTACACCGTCCTAGCAGCGAATAGCGGAAAACTCCATGTTATCCTCGAACAGACAAGCAGCATTACGCTTAACCTCCCGGTTATCGCCGCAGGCTTGAGCTACAAGTTTGTCATGGGCGGAGTTGCTACCGAAGCCCAGAACTGGGTTATCGTCGCAACGACACCATCGTTCTACAACGGGGGCGTTGCTTGGATCGATACGAATGCCGTCGCATCTCCCGTCCCCGTTTATGGAAACGGCACCTCGCACCTGACCCTGACCGTCAACATCCCCGGGGCCGGGACTGGAATCGAAATCTACAGCAACGGTACAGAATGGTTCGTCCACGGCACGGTCATTTCCGATAGCACTCCCGCCTTCACGTAATTCAGTCCAGTGCGGACGCAACTCGCTCACAAGGCGGGTTGCGTCTTTGCAAGGATTGGACTAACCAACCGGAGAAAAACCAGATGCCGACGATCTACCTCAAGCACCCGCGGCACGGGACTAAGGTCGCAATCGCTGAATCCGAGGCGGTTGCCGACGAGAAGAACGGATGGGAGCGGTACGACGTCGCCGCGCCTACTGTTCCGGCACCGGTAGAGATGGCGACGGTATCCAATACCCTGCGCGTCAAGCGTCCATACAACAAGAGGGCGGCATAAATGGCTACCGCTATTTACGCAATAGTGAATAGCATAACCAAAGATATGTATGTCGGATCGGCTATTTCTGTGAGGCGCAGATGGAAGGGGCACAAATATGCGCTTAAGCGTGGGACTCACCATAGCCCCAAGTTACAAAACGCAGTTAATAAATATGGATTAGATATTTTCAATTGTGAAATAATTCAGCTTGTGGAAGACAAGTCGAAGCTTATAGAGCGAGAGCAGTTTTGGATAGATTTTTTCAAGCCAACTTATAACGGACGGCCTGTAGCACATTCCCCATTCGGAACACGTCATACCGAAGAGACGAAAGAAAAAATGAGTGCGGCGCACAAGGGGCGCAGATTTTCAGCAGAGCATTGCGCGAATATTTCAGCAGCAAAAAAGGGATGCGTGATAAAGGAAGAGCAAAGGAAATTGTTATCAGAAATTGGGAAAGGCAAAAGACTTTCAGATGCTTCGAAAGCCAAGATTTCTATGTCGCTGATGGGAAACAAGCGGGCTGCTGGAAGGGAATATAGCCTAGAGGAGCGGGCGAAAATATCTGAACGAATGAAAAAAACGTGGGAACAACGAAAGCAACTCAGCGAGGGGTCAAATGTCAACTAGTGCCGGTGACGAAATCAACGCAGCACTTCGGCTAATCGGCCAGCTTGCCGAGGGTGAAACGCCGTCTGCTGAAACGTCTGCGGACGCGCTCGAAGCGCTGAATACGATGCTTGATAGCTGGTCAATCGAACGGCTGGCGGTTTTCTCTACGCAGGATCAGGTTTTTACCTGGCCGGCGAATACGGCATCCCGTACCATCGGGCCGACGGGTGATTTTGTCGGCAATCGACCAGTTGAGCTCGACGCATCTACCTATTTCAGGGATACAGATTCGGGCCTGTCGTTTGGTCTGATGCTCATTAACCAGCAGCAATACAACGGCATTGCCCTGAAAACGGTCACCAGCACCTACCCAAAGCTGCTGTGGGTCAACATGGACGTGCCGGACGCGACCATGAAGGTCTATCCCGTGCCGACGAAGGATCTGGAATTCCATTTCGTCAGCGTAACGGAACTTAGCCAACCGGCGGTACTGGCCACCAGCCTTGTGCTACCTCCTGGCTATCGTCGCGCGTTCAAGTTCAACCTGGCGTGCGAGATCGCGGCCGAGTTTGGCGTAGAGCCGCCTCCGACCGTGCAACGCCTTGCAATGGCCTCGAAGCGGGACATCAAGCGGATCAACAATCCGGGCGATGTAATGGCGATTCCGTCGTCGATGGTGGGGCGCATCGGGCGCTTCAATATTTTCTCGGGGACTACGGGATAAATGGCCCATACCCCCATCTTGGGCGCGGCTTACGTCGCCAGATCGATCAACGCGGCGAACGACCGTTGCGTTAACCTCTTCCCCGAGGCCGTTCCAGAGGGAGGCAAGATGCCGGCGTTCCTAAACCGCTGCCCAGGGTTGAGACTGCTTGCTACCGTCGGCATTGGGCCAATCCGTGGGGCTTGGCAGTTCGGCGGCCATGGATACGTAGTGTCTGGAATTGAGCTTTACCGGGTGACTTCGACATGGAATAGCACCTTGCTGGGGTCGGTCAGCGGAACCGGCCCGGTGTCGATGGCCGACAATGGAACGCAACTTTTCATTGCCTGCAACCCTGATGGATTCATTTATAACGCCTCGACGGGAGTCTTGGCGCAGATCACTGACGCCGATTTTCCGGGCGCGGTGACGGTTGGCTACCTCGACGGATATTTCGTATTCAACGAGCCGGATTCTCAAAAAGTCTGGATCACCAGCTTGCTGGATGGCACAGCAATTGACCCGCTGGAATTCGCCAGCGCGGAAGGGTCTCCGGATGGCCTCGTTTCTCTGGCGATCGACCATCGCGAGGTTTGGCTATTCGGGACGAACTCAACCGAAGTCTGGTATGACTCCGGAGCTGCCGATTTCCCCCTGGCCCGCATTCAAGGGGCATTCCTTGAGATCGGCTGCCAGGCAGCCTACAGCGTTGCCAAGCTCGACAATTCTCTCTTCTGGCTGGGCTCTGATGCGCGCGGAAGTGGAATTGTCTATCGGGCCAACGGCTACACAGGAGTCCGCATTTCTACGCATGCCGTCGAATTCGCCATTCAGAACTACAGCACGACGAGCGATGCGATTGCATTCACGTATCAGCAAGAGGGGCACGCTTTTTACGTGCTGATTTTTCCGACGGAGGGGAAGTGCTGGGCATTCGATGTTTCGACCGGGAAATGGCACGAGCGCGCCGGGTTCGCCGGTGGCGCATTTACTCGCTGGAAGCCGAATTGCCAAATGAATTTCAGCGGTGAGCTAGTTGTTGGGGATTACGAAAACGGAAACCTATATGCGCTCGATCTAGGCACATACAGCGATAATGGGGCAATCCAGAAGTGGTTGAGGTCATGGCGCGCGCTTCCGACCGGGCAGAACAACCTAAAGCGTACCGCGCATCATTCACTGCAACTCGATTGTGAGTCTGGCGTCGGTCTTGATGGATTGGCTACGGTTCAGGGACACGATCCACAGGTAATTCTTCGCTGGTCAGATGATGGTGGCCATACATGGAGCAACGAGCATCCTCGATCCATGGGGATGATCGGGGAAACTGGCCAGCGGGTCATTTGGCGGCGCCTTGGAATGACTGAGAAACTTCGAGATCGCGTGTATGAGATTTCGGGCACTGACCCGGTGAAAGTGGTCATCACCGGCGCCGAACTGGATTCGAGTGGCACACATGCCTAGCCTGCAAATCATCCCCCCACGGGTTCCGCTGACCGATCCGCGGACGGGAGAAATCTCGCGTGAGTGGTATCGCTTTCTATTCGACCAATTCATGGCCGTGGTTACGACAGCAACCGCGCTTGAAGGAGGTCTACGCGTTATCCCGGGTCTTGACGGGAACGATGGCGAGGACGGCGAGCGAGGCGTTCCAGGCCAACAAGGTCAGCAAGGAATCCCTGGGGGCAGCATTCCGGGGCTTGACGGAGACCAAGGAGAAGATGGCGAGCGGGGAGTTCCTGGCCCGATGGGGGCGCAAGGGGTGGCGGGGGTTGGTATCCCCGGCCTTGATGGGCAGGATGGGGAAGATTCTGGAATGTGCCCTCCAGGGAGTTCCGGTAATTCGACATGGAATACCGTCGGACAAATTACCAAGTATATGGATTTTTCCGCGCAAGGGGCGAATCCTCCTGCCCCACCGGCTGGTACGGCAAGATTCCATGCATTCACGACGCAGGGATTTACCAGGTTTGAACAAGATAACGAGGCGACCACCAACCTTATCCTGGGCCGCGATACGGCATTCATCGCCAAGAACACGTCTGGCGGGGCGATCAGCAAGGGCCAGCCGGTCTATGTCACCGGCTCAACAGGGAATGTGCCTAACATCGGATTGGCACGAGCCAATTCCCTGACTACGTTGCCGGCTGTCGGCGTGGCATTGGATGACATTGCAAACAATGCTTTCGGGCAGGTGATGCACAATGGAGTTCTCTCGTCCATCGACACATCGGCATATTCGACAGGGGCGACCTTGTGGGTCAGCACCAGTGCCGCCGGCGCATTCCAGACCACGCGGGCGACGAGTCCCAACCTCGTGCAACGCATCGGTACGGTGCTGGTTTCGGGGGTTGGAAATGGCTCGATTTTGATCGTCACCGCCCCATTTATCGGCGGGATGGAAACCGGGAACACTACGGGGGCGTTCGGTTCGGCAGCCTATACCGCATCGACAGCCTACGCCCCGGCAGCAGGATCGAGCAGCGTAGTTACGGTTGGGGCGTTGAATGCAGGCAGCATTGCTAGCGGATTTGGTTCAATTGATATCGGATCTGATCCAATCACGGCGGGAGATGTAAATTTCAACAACCTGTACTCGCGGTTAAACCTGTCTCAAATCTCGTCGGGCAGCGGCTCATTCCCTTTGCGCTTTGGAATTAACGGCGTAGAGGTGGGTAGATTTGAAACAACCGGATCCCTTAGCGCGCTTAACGGTTTTTCGGTTACGGGCGATGCTGATGTTTCCGGCCTTTATAAGGCGGGAGGCACGTCTGGCGTGGCTTCATTCGGCCCCGCTGCCGTGGCGTCAATCACCGTCAAGAACGGCATTGTCACTGCGATCTCTTAAGGATAGGCATGAACCCCTTTGATTTTGAACAGCAGGCATTTGTGAACGCACTGATGAATCAGCGCAATGCTTTTGCCAATGAAGCCGCGACGTTTTACGCACAGAGTACAAGGTTGGAGCAGCAATTGACCGTTGTTCATCAAGAGTTGGAAGCACTAAAGACACCCAAGGAATAACCATGCAAAATAAATTATTCAACTTCGGCCCGGTCGCCATGAGCAACACGCTCACGACGAACATCCTCAACTGCAATGTGACCTCGCTCGCCGGCCCGGTCGGCTTCACGGCGACGCAGCCATACATCATTATTCGTCATATTCGGATAGTGAATAAGACCACGAGTGCCGTGACCTTCTCCTTATGGAAAGGCGCAACGGGAGCCAACGCGGCGGGGACAGAAGTGGTCGGAATTGGCAAAAGCATCCCCGCCAATGACGTTTATGACTGGTATGGACAGATGCGCTTCGATGCCGCCGACTTCCTTGTTGGCGGTGCGAGTGCGGGAACGTCGCTCAGCATTCAAGGAGAGGGCGAGATTGGGCTGGCATGATTCTGAATCCGGGGGGTTTGTCCGATCTACAAGTGCTGTATGATAGGCACTATGGACGGTTGAATGCTCCATTTGACCATGTGGCCAAGGCTCTTCGAGATTGGTCAATATGGAGGCTTGAAGACTCTACGCCGGTCGCGGTAATTGTGTGCAGGGATGGAATCGGACACATAGCCGCATATGGTGGCGCGCACGTTGGAATTCCCCGAATGCGCTGGGCAATCAAAAAACTCGGCATCACGAAAACGACAGTTGGCGCGGATTTCCATCATGGAAGCGTGCTTGCACGACGTCTTGGGTTCGTGTTTACCAATGAGGCTCACGGAGTAAAGCACTATGTTCTCATTCCAGACGACGAGAAGTAACGCTCGCGTACTGAGCGCAGAATTCCCCATTGGCGATCCGTTCGGAGGGCCGGCCTATGGCGAAAGACGCGACCTCGGGACCATTGTTGGTGGTGTCGGAGGATTTCTTGTTGGCGGGCCGGCCGGAGCGTCTATTGGAGCATCAATTGGGGGGTCGCTTGGCGCTGCCGGCGCACAGGCGGATGCGGCAACGCAAGCCGCGCAAACATCGGCGAATGCCAGCAATTACGCTGCGGACATCCAAAGGCAGATATTCGAGCAGCAGCGAACGGATTCTGCGCCATGGCGGACGGCTGGAGTCAATGCGCTGGCTCAACTGACGCAGGGCACCGCGCCAGGCGGTGAATACATGCGCGACTTCGGCATGTCCGATTTTCAGCAAGACCCCGGATATCAATTCAGGCTTTCCGAGGGGCTAAAAGCACTTGATCGATCTTCTGCCGCCAGGGGCGGCTTGCTCTCTGGAGGGGCGCTCAAGGGCATCAGCCGCTACGGCCAGGACTACGCCAGCAACGAATATGGAAATGCCTTCAACCGATTCCAGACGAACCGGTCGAACAAACTTCAGCCTTTGCAAAGTCTCGCCGGGATTGGGCAGACCGCAACAAATGCGCTTGGACAAGCGGGGCAGAATTACGCAGGAAACGTTGGCAACTACGCTATGACGGCAGGCGGTAACGCGGCCACCGCTCAACTCATTGGAGGGCAGGGGAGGGCATCTGCTTATCAAGGCATTGGCAACGCGCTTGGGCGGGTGAATTGGGGCGAATTAGGCGGCGGATCGACGGGCGGCTACGTGAGCGGAGCATACGTCCCGGATTTACTTGACCAGCAATATGCGCAGGGCTGGGGATACGGAGACTAACATGGCTGGCGAAATCAACTGGGGCATCATCGATCCATCAATGCCTGGGAAGGTGGCGAACAGCTTCTATCAAGGGCAACAAAATGCTCTTGCAGATACTCAGGCGTTGCGGGCAAACAAGCTTGCAGATCTTCAACTCCAAAACGCACAACAGGAACAGTCCGACAGGAACGCCCTGCGCGGGCTCAATTCGGCTGCGCCGGACTATACCCAGCAGGTATCGCGGATCAACCCCAAGCTGGGAATGGAACTGTCGAAGATGCAGCAGGAGCAGCGGACGGCGAAGCTGACGCAGGCAAAGACGGCCTTGGAACTGATGGATGGGCTTTCTAGTCACGTCATGGTCAACCCAACTCCGGAAAACGCTAAATCGGCATTGGCGAAATTTTCCCAAACGACCGGAGCAGATGTCGCCGCAGACTTGGACAGTATCGACAAAATGCAGGGCGATCCGGAGAAAATCAGGAAGTGGGCCGTAGGGCACAAGCTCAAAGCCAATGAGTATTTACCCAAGTTTCAGCATTTTGATCAAGGCGGCTCGGTGGTCACTGGATCGGTCGATCCTCTGACGGGGCAATTCAGTCAAGGGCAAGCCTTCCAGAAGGTCGCCACACCTGACGCCCTGCTATCCGCCAAAACTGCTCGCCGCGGGCAGGATATGGCCGATGCTCGTGCGCGGGAAACCCAGGCACAAGGGAAGATTCCGCCAGGATACCGACAAAAAGCCGATGGAGCGCTGGAAGCCATTCCAGGCGGACCCGCAGACGCAAAATCCGGCGCTGAGGCTGTAAAGCGGGAAAAGCAACTGGAAAGCGGCGTCAATAAGGCTGAAATCGTGATTGGAAAAGTAGACGAAGCGCTGAAAGGGACAGGATTCCTCACCTCCGGCTTTACCGGCAAGGCGCTGAGCAACGTACCGGGCACGAATGCCTACGATCTTGACCGCACAATCGACACGATCAAAGCGAATATCGGATTTCAAGAATTGCAGGCCATGCGCGAGTCTTCGCCTACTGGAGGCGCCCTTGGACAGGTGGCCGTTCGAGAATTGGACTTTTTGCAATCTGTTCTTGCATCGCTTGACGTTGGTCAAAGCGAAGCTCAGCAGATCAAGAACCTGAAGGCGGTAAAGACGCATTACGAGAACTGGAAAAATGCCGTCAAAAAATCAGGCTCCGGTTCTGGAACGCAGAAGCCAGAATCAGACCAAAAACCTACCGTGAGCAACTGGTAATGCCGCGCAATATCACAGTCACTTTTGGCGACGGCTCAAAGCACGTCTACCAGAATGCTCCGGACGATGTGACACCGGAATCGGTATCCGCGCGGGCAAGCCAAGAATTCGGCAAGGCGGTTGCGGCACTGGATGGCGGTAGAGGCGCTACGCCGCAGCAAAAAGGCATCCTTGGCACCATCAGGGAAGGATTCGATTCCATCCTTGAGCCTGCCCTTACGCTTGCAACCGGGGCCATCGCGCAGCCGATTGGCAATATCATCGGTGCCGGCAAGGAATTGCTTACTGGAGATTTCGGTAAAGGAACCGCAGAGAAAACGGCGCATGCCGTGAGCGGCGCAATGACATACCAGCCGCGCAGCCAAGGCGGCCAGGAAAACTTGCAATCGCTCGCCCGTGCATTCGATGCAAGCAAGTTGGCCGGGCTGCCGATGTCCGGGCAGGAATTGCCGCAGATCGCGCGGGCCGCGGCACAGCAGATTCCGCTAATGCAGACGATTCCGGCTGCGGTTGCTGGAAGCCCAGAAGTCGGCGCATTAAAATCTGTCGGTGCTGCGTTGAAGCCGAAAGGAACGACGCTCAACCAAGAAGCATTCGATACTCTGGCCCGCGCTCGGGAAGCGGGGTATGTCGTCCCTCCAAGCTCTGTCAATCCGACGTTTTCGAACCGGCTGGCTGAAAGCATTCCGGGGAAGATCGCGACCGCTCAGGAAGCGTCGAACATCAACCAGGCTGTGACAGAAACCCTCGCGCGCCGGGCTATTGGCCTACCAGAAGGGACGCCGCTTACCACGGCGGCCACGAAACAGGTGCGGGCCGACGCCTACCAGAAAGGGTATTCCCCTATTGCATCACTTGGCAGGATGGCGACAGACGGTGAATTCAGCAATGCGCTAGGCGCAATCGCCGACAAATACACGGGGGCGGCAAATTCATTCCCTGCCGCCGTGCGCAACGACGTTGGACAGATGATCGACACGTTGCGAGTCAAGGAATTCGGCCCTGGCGACGCAATCAAGATGTCGCAAATCTTGCGGGATGAGGCGAGCAAGTCTTTCACCTCTGGCGATAAGGGGCTGGCTTCTGCCCAGCGCGCGGCATCGAAGGCGATCGAGGATCAGATAGAGCGCAACCTTGCGGCGGGAGGCTCTTCAGCGAAGGATGTTCTCAAAAACTTCCGAGATGCCCGCGAGTTGATGGCGAAGTCGCATAGCGTCGAAGAGGCAATCCGCGAAGGATCTGGCACCATTGATCCAAAGGCGCTGGCGCGTCAACTTCAGGGCGGCGCGCCGCTTTCTGGTGACCTGGAAACGATTGCCAGGTTCGCTAACACCTTTGAGAAGGCGAATCAGCGCCCCGGCCAGGTTGCTGGGCCTGGGGTTCACAACCTTCGTACATTGAGCGGGGCCGGGGTAGGCGGCGGCGTAGGTGCGGTGCTTGGTGGCCCCCTTGGTGCCGCAGCAGGGGGGGCGGCGTCCGTAGTCGTACCGCCAGCAGTTCGAGATTACCTCTTGTCGCAAGGCGTTCAAAACAGATTGCTAGGGAAAGTAGCACCGAAAAACGCACTAGCCAAATAACCAACATCCTCGCCGCGATGGCGACACAATCCCACTGAAGGAGCCACTATGGCAACGCTTACCCCGAGTCCCCGCATGCAATTTTTCGACGCCAATGGCGACCCACTGGCCGGGGGCAAGTTGTATACATACGCGGCTGGTTCGGTAACTCCACTGGCGACCTACACGGACTCCGGCGGCGGGACTGCAAATGCTAATCCGGTCATCCTTGATTCGCGTGGGCAAGCGGCTGTATGGCTAGGTACTTCGCTTTACAAGTTCGTCCTGCATAACTCGGCCGGGGTGCTTCAACCCGATGGAGGCGACAACATCGGAGGCGTTGCGATGAAATCAGAACTTTCAGCCTCATCCGGGTCGTCGATTGTTGGGTTTATTCAAGCAGGATCCGGAGCGGTAGCGCGGACGGGGCAAAGCAAAATGCGCGAGGCTGTAAGCGTGCTGGACTTCGGCGCGGTTGCTGACGGTGACGGCGCAGGGGCTGGAACGAACAACAGCGCGTTCATACAGGCCGCTCATGATGCCATTTTGGCGACGGGGACTTCCGGAGTTTTGCATATCCCCGCGGGTATTTATCGGTGTAATACCGGGCTAAGCATTGACGCCTCAGTGGTCAGGATTGAATCTGACGGTGCACTGTTGGACTTTACGAATTTGACCGCTGGGGTTGCTATTACCATCGGAGGCGGAACATTGGCCTATGCCGGAAACCCATTCTTCAATGCCTACAGTGTTGTTCAGGGTTTGAAATTGAAAGGGAACAGTTCCTCCGGGGCGGTAACAGGAGTTTATTATTACGACAGCGCCCAGGCGAGCGGGGCACATAGCGGAATGCGCGATTGCTCTATTTACGACTTCGGAACAGGTATCGAGATAGGTGCAAATTCATACATTCTTTCATTCGATCATGTTGAAGTATTCCTATGTGGAACCTGCGTTAATGAGCCGACTGCCTCAAACGCAGGGGAGCGAATTACGTTTAACAACTGCGCGTTCTATAACTCTACAAATGGCTTTGCGCTGACGAATGCTATTGCGTCAACATTCATCAATCACTGTTCTATTGATGGCATGTCTGAACTGTACTTCTACATCACAGCCGGGCATCTATCCGTCACCGATTGCCATATCGAAGGGAACTTCTCCGGCACGGGATATTATCCGAACGCTCGCCTATTTTGGAATGATGACACGGCATATCCGTCCTATTCCTACGTCACGTTCTCCGGTTGTCATATTCTGGTCAAGGTCGGCGGCGCAGGAACGGTACGCGCAAATCCTGTATTTGGGTTTGATGGGGCGATTTTCTTCACAATGCTCGGCGGGTATATCTCCGCGACGGACGGGGCAACGGTCGGGACTGCCATATTTGGCGACGATGGAGCGAATGCCGGGGCAATGAAATTGCTGGGAACCTTCATCGACAACGGAAGCAACCCGATGTTTTCGATGACGGGGGTATTGCTTGCCGGTGCATTTATTGCCCTTGGCAACCGGGATACCCTTGCATTGGGGACTGCACAGCCGGCGGCGGCGGGCGTTGGCATTTCCTTCCCTGCTGCGCAAGTGTCGAGTACGGATGCGAACACCTTGGATGATTACGAGGAAGGAACGTTCACTCCTACTGTTGTGGGTTCATCGACGGCGGGGACGGCGACCTACACACGGCAGATTGGCCGTTATACCAAGATTGGCAACCGCGTATTGTTCTCGATAGATCTTATCTGGAACACGGGAAACGGGACAGGAGATCAGGGCGTTGCCGGCCTGCCTTTCGCCAGCTCTAACACCTCAATGCTGCACGCATTTGCCGTTGCTGGAGATGCAATAGCGCTGACGGCGGGGAGCTATTTAAACGGTTGTCTATTGGGCCCGAGCGAAACGACCGCTTACGTATATCAAAGCGCCACTGGTACGGCCTCACTATCATCGCTTCCCTACGACGCTGCCGGGGAACTTTGCATTTCTGGTCATTACTTCGTTTAAGGAGAAACACGTGGCACTTACTGAAACTACCATCCTGGCCTCGGTAGAGCTACTTCCTCAGAGCAACAGCATCAACGTGCGATGGGACAAGCTGATACAGCGCGATGACGAAATCGTCAGCCGAATCCCGCACCGAAAAGCCTACGGGCATGCGCAGCGCGACGAGTTCGCGGAAGAGGTAGATGGGGCGGCTAAATATCTAGCGGCTATGGGGTGGTGACGTGCAGAAATTACAGTCACGCATCTAAAGGGGTTGCAACGTGTCGGAAAATACTTTGATCGGGATCAAGCTCGCCACGGCGGCGGCGGGGTTTCTCGGTGCCGTGGCATCGTTATCGGCCATCAAGCCACTCTCTCGAACGTCCGCTTTTATGGCGGTGCTGACTGGGGCGGCGGTGGCCGGATACATAACACCGGTAGCGGCGCACTACCTCACCATGCCAGAGGAGCTACAAAACGGCGCTGCTTTTGTTCTTGGGCTCACGTCGATGCACATCGTACCCGGTCTGCTCAAACTCGGCGAGATGTTCCGCGATAACCCGCTGGCCTTTTTGCGCAGGGGGGATAAATGATGTCCGATCTGTTCAATCTCGCTGCGCTGGCTACAATCTGCGGCGTTTCGATTTGCCGGCTGAATCTCATGACGGGAGAAACGCGGCGCTCGGTCAAGTTGGCCTATATCGCACTCTCCGGCGGTGCGTTTGCGGAGGGGCTGTCTATCCTCATGCATGAGCCGTCCGGGGTGCTGCATGCGCTTTTGGTGGTCGGGATCGCCGGTATGCTGATTACCGAACGAAGGCGGCTCGACTGCTACCGAAGGGGGAAGTGCCAATGACGCCCGCGCAGCTCGGGGTGAAGCGAGAGCCGTCATGAGCCGCCTTGCCCCAGCGATTGCCGGCGGCACGAATGTCTGCGCGTTTCTCGACATGATCGCGGAGAGCGAACTCGGCGCAGAGCTGCTCGCCGCGAGCGATGACGGCTACAACGTAATCGTCGGCAGCACGGCGGCCCATCCGGTGTTGTTCGACGATTACGCCGATCATCCGCGTCAGCTGGTTTACTTCCCGCGCCTGGGCATCAAGTCAACCGCGGCGGGCCGGTATCAGCTGCTCTCGCGCTATTGGGATACCTACCGCATCCATCTATCCATGATCGGATTCACCCCGGAGAATCAGGATCGAGTCGCTATCCAGCAATTGCGCGAGACGCGGGCCTATCCGCTGGTTGTGGCTGGCCGATTCGGGGAGGCCGTCGCCAAGTGCCGGAACATCTGGGCAAGCCTGCCCGGCGCCGGCTATGGCCAGCATGAGAACAAACTGCCCACGTTGCAACTGGCCTACATTAAGGCCGGCGGGGTGGTCACATGAAGCCCGGCTACCCCATCATCGGCAGCAACATCGACACACGCACACGCTGGTTCTGGCGCGATGAAAAGCCGGTGCGCATCGGTTGGTATGAATGCCGCTGTTGGTCGGAAAAATACCGCATGTGGGCGCTTGAGGTGCCGCGATGGTGGGATGGACGCGTTTTTCTCTTCTCGCCGGATCAGCCGGTCAGCGATTTCGGATTCCAGCCGCGCGATATGTGGCGGGGCAGGATCGCGCTATGAGCCTCCTGCGCACCTACGTCGCCACCCTGCGCCTGCGGCCGGATGCGCCGTTCCCGTCGCAGATCGCTGCCGGGCGCCGTCGCTACCTCAGATTCCGGAGCATGCCATGCTCGCCACGTTGATTCCGCTACCGTACCGCCTGTTGGCGCTGGCCGGGCTGATCGCTGCCGTTGGCCTATTCGGCTGGGTCAAAGGGGCCGGGCATGTGCAAGACGCATGGGACAAGGCAACTGCCGAGCAATCATCTGTTGTTGTGCGGCAACGGGCGCGAGTAGCAAAAATCGAGGCCGCACAACAACTCACCACGGAGAAAATCAGCCATGAAACCGATCGTGCTCTTGCTCGTAGCGACGCTTACTGGGGCGGGGTGCGCTACCCCGCAACCAGTCCCGGTAGCGTGCCCGAAATTCCCAAAGCCGCCGGAACAACTGATGCAACCTCCGAGACAGTTGCACCTAGTCCCGCCGGATGTTCGTCGGCAGATGGAAGCGCCGATGCTATCGTGATATTGGAGTGGCAGCGCTGGTATCGTGGGATAAGTTCTGCCGCGAAGTTGGACGATTGACGCCCCAAAACGTCATGGGGTGTTCGGTCATCGGAATCGAATCGCGAACACCGATATCAACTTTTAGGCACCCTGGTATTGGCGCGCCGGTCAATCGATAGACCTTCGCCCGATAACCTGCCTCGTCTAGTACGGTAGCCGATGAGATAACGCCAACGTCGGCCAACTGCACGCCCATTGACCGGATACTCGTGGGGCTGCACCCCACTCTGTTGGATAGCTCGACCGCATTGGCTGGGCCGCGCTCCCGAATCTCATTGATCATCATTCGGGCGATGGGGCCATTGATGGTGGCCGGCATTACGTGGCCTCAAGCTCCACCATCTGCGCGAGCTTGGCGGCGTGGAAGGCTTGGGCAAAATTTCGCACACCGTATTCATCGGCGCTGAAAGTTTTTCTCCCCCGCCCATCTGTTGCGAGGTCAAAGCAATCCGGTGCGATTCGCTGAATGAGTTCTTCGTCGGTTTCGTGCGTCATTTCTTCGCCCCATCGATCTTTCCGTGGTTGAATGCGATCACGCATGATTTGTGGACAAATTCAGGCCCCCACTTTTCACGCGCTGCGCCCCCAATCGACTCATCACAAAGTGCGCATCTCATTTCATCCACTCCGGTTTGTCGTGCATGTTTGCAAAGCGTTCAATCTCTTCCGCTGTTGGGAACGGACGCATCCCCTTTCCAATTTCTGCTGCGGCTCGGACGATTGCGCGGCGGGTGGCGGCGTAGTGGTCTCCCTTATACCGTTCGGTGATACACCCAAGGCGATATGTTGGATAGTCATTTGTGGCCTCAACGCCGTACCCCGCGTCTACCCCATCTTTGGCAAATTCAAGGTTGATCTTCAACTTCACCGCCAGCCGCAGCGCATCGCCGTCGTCGGTGAGCGGGTTCCACGTCGTGCCGTTGTGCCAGTCAAGCACCGCATTACCGCAGGCGTCGAAGCCATTATTCGCGTGTCCGCCGCCGTTATGTGATGATTTATCGAACGTAATCCCCACAGCCTTTGCTGCGAGTTCAAGCCATTCTCTGTCACTTGTTGACATTTCATTCGCCTTTCATACGGGCTTCGATAGCCGCCCACGTTGGTTCAAACTCCGGCCAGTCTTGCTCAACCACCACCGCATTGAATGACGGCTTGCCTCCGAGCGTTCGCCCTACTGCAATTGTTTCGCCCGCCGATTGCAGTGCGTCTATTTGTGCTGTATTTAGGTACAGGTGAATATCCGTAATTTTGAAAACCACATAACGTGGTTCCCGCACTATGGGCGCGTCAATAGCGCGCGTTTCTCTGTCGCTTATTGTCATTCTTCCCACTCCTTATCGAGCGCTGGAACGCGCTTCCAACGATCAATGTTGAATGCTTCGTTGCAGGTGGAAAAGATAAGCTGAGAGCCGGTGTCCCAGCACTCCGCTCGGCGCTTGTTGGGCGATGTGGCGGCGATGCGATAGTTATCGACGCCAAAATTAAAAGCCTCGCCACCTTTCATCAGGAGCCACGGGACGCCGGCGGCAAGTCGTGATTGTCGCTCAATCTTCTCGCCGCGTGCTTTGGCCTGGATTACTGCGCATTGTTCTTCTGGTGTCATATCTAGTCCTCCGTAGTTGATGCTAGGCCTTCTGGCGTTATGTACTTCTTCCGCGACGCCCCAGCACAGAAGCCAGAATTCGTTGTCGTTAATCATTTCGTTTCATTTCTCATCGGCGGCATGTCCGGCCACCCTTTGATCCGGGCGCAACCCGTGTTTTCTTCGTACCACTGAAGCATCCAAACCACACGAGCAACGGCGCGGTGATCTTCGCTCCGCTCGTCGGATGTTTGCGGAAACATTTCGCCGCGTCTGGACGCTTCGGCGTCTACGGCGAGGATTGCTTGCACTACGTCCTGCGTCCGAAGAGGCGTAACATTTACATCAACAGGGTCTTGCGCAAGAGGTGTTGTCATGGATCTAGCCTATTTGCCAATGTCGTGTTCTCCAATTCAGTGGGCATCACGCTTCTCCCCGGCTTAACCCTTCCGCAGCGGCGCGGATACGTTCTTCGCCTACGTCGGCGATGGCGTGGAACTCACCTTGTCGCTTTTCGCAGATGGAGAGTTTGTCCATAAGGCGATTTAGAAATTGTTGCTGCGCGTCAGCCATCACACGATCCTCCACGATTTACGGTAGGGTTGATCAAAAGGGATGTCATCCTCGAAATCACCCATCCCCGATGCCGGCGGCGCGGCTTGCGAATTCCTTTGCTGCGGTTTTGGCGCGTCAGATTCTTCCCGTTTTCCGAGCAGCGTTAAATCCCTCACATTTACCTCAAGCGAGGTCTGCTTTACGCCTTCCTTGTTCGTGTATTCATTCATTCTGGCCTCGCCTGAAATCCCGACAAGCTGGCCTTTCTTTAGATACGGGAAAACCGCTTCGCCCTGCTTCCCGAACAGGGAGCAACGAGCCCACGTGGTCGCCGTTTTGTCGCCATAGCCGGATTTAACCGCCACCGAAAACGATACGACACTGCCGCCGTTTGTGGTGAACCGCTGCTCTCCATCCTTGCCCAAATTCCCGGTAAACGTCCATACATTAATCGCCATACTTATTTCCTCAAATTGCGCCGACTCGCGGCAATGATTTTCTTAGGCCGGCCAGTGCTTGCGACCAGCCGATACGCTCTTTCCATACTTTCCCGTCGGCGACGACTTTGTAACAGTCAACCCTATTTGTACGGAAAAATTCAAGGACGTGGACGCGGCGTTCGAAATCGAAATCCTCGATCACGATCCGCCGGCGAAGTTCTGGGAGCGGCTGGGGATAGTCAGGCGCCGGCCCATCCATCCGCGTGGCGTCTCTGGCCCGGCGAATCTGCGCCCACGTCGTCCGCTGGACTTCGGCTTTTTTAGTCAGTCGGTACATTTGCCTACCTTGCACGGTACGTCTACTTAGTGTTAGGGGCCATGTTCTTCACTTCTCCGCGAACTGGATCACGTCAGCCGGCACGCTGCGTTTCGACTGGTTCGTCACCTGAAGCTGCACCTTCACCGTGCGCAGAATCTCCCGCGCCTGGGATGCGATGGCGTCACCTTGGCCGGGTTGAACCGTGCCGGCCTTGATGTCTTGGAGCGTCTCCCAAAGGGCGTTTTTCAGGTTGGTGGCGTTCAGTTCCTTGGTAATCGTGGTCATAATGATCTCCTGCGCGTTTGCGCTTTATTGAGTGTTCCATTGGTGCGGTATATCTCGTAGCGCGTAGCGCGCTGCTCAACCTCCCGCTCTATGTCCTGCAACAACAGTGCTACTTCGGCGAACTCGCCAAACTTCTTCTCGGCCAAGTGGCGCCTGTCGTACTCGCGCTTCCAAGCCTTGTATTCCGGCCTCCGGCAGTATTCAACGTGCCTTGGCATCCTTTCCTTGCGTTCAGCCGCAGCCTTGGCTGGGTCATAGGTGCGCTTGAAGTAGTCGCGCTTCTTGGCCTTGATTTCTTCCTCCTTCTCAACTCGTCGCCGCGCGTCATAAAGTCGCTTTGCCTCTTTCCGCTCTGCTTCCGTTGGCGGGCTTGTCAGTCGTCGCGCCAGTCCTGCGCATGCGCGGCCGCAGTACAGTGGTGCTCCGATCTTCAGCGCCCGGTTCATCCTCCCGGTTTCCGCTTCAAACGCAGCGCCGCACTGTGGGCAACTTGTCTTGGTGGTCGCCATGCGTTGGCCCCTAACAACTCATTCCAGGGGACCGCCCGCGATAGGGCCGCGTGCGGCCCCTGAATTCGGGTCGTTAGGAACCGCGCCGCACATCGGCCAGCGCCTTCGACAAATCCATACTTGCCCGCTTCGCTGCTGCACAATGCTGGCCGCCGCAGTACCAAGGATCGCCTTTGGTGTATTCGGCGCTTCCAGCGCACCGTTTCACAACGTCTGCCGCTTCCAAAAACCGCTTGGCTTCTGCCACAGCTTTGTCCAGTGTCTTTACTCTTACGCTCATGTCGTTTCCTAACCCGTCAATCAACCCGGACCGCTGGCGCGGCCGGTTATTTCTGCGTTATGTTTCATGAACACGTACCAGTGGGTCAGCCCTTTGCGTCCGGTCGGGTGTCCGAATAGCGGTTGCTCGGGCGTCAGCGCCAGCACTTCACGAATCTTCACCTGTGTTTCGTTCCATTTGAAAATCAGAACACCGTCGCTGGCCAGCACGCGGAAACATTCGGCAAACCCCTTGCGCAAGTCTTCGCTCCAGTCTCCGGTAAGCTTTCCGTACTTCGCTGCCATCCAACTTTTCGGGCCGGCGGTGTGCAAGTGCGGAGGATCGAACACCACAAGCCGGAACGCGCCGTCGTCAAACGGCAGGGCCGTGAAATCCATCTGCATGTCAGGCTCAATGCGCAGCGTCCGTCCATCGCAAAGCGTGTGCTGCTCGGTGCGCTTGTCACCGAACACGGCGTCAGGGTGTTTCCGGTCAAACCACATCATCCGGCTGCCGCAGCACGGGTCTAAAACCCGCCTGCCGGCAAAAGTGGCGTTGCTTGGTTTTTCTTGCAAGTTGTCCATTCTCTTCCTTCGTGAAACATAACCCGGCATGCAAGCGGGACGCTGCGCGATAAGGCCGCGCATCGCCCCTTCACTCGGCGTTCGGCGTCTTCATTCCGACCACTCATGCCACTCGGCGCACGGCAGGTCGACAACGCGGTCAGGCTTCCCGAGTCTGCCAGCCAAATCAGCCATGCTTCCGTCTTGCCTATATTTCCCGTACTTGTACGCCAGTCCTTTTGCAGCTTGCTTCTTGGCCGCAGTCTCGGTCGCCGCGACAGCAAACACCATCGCGGAGCCGTAAGTCACTTGATACGGATCGCACCACACAAACAGTTTCATGTCCTCGTTCCCTTCAAAAGTCGGCTCCGGCAAGACGCCGAACCCATCCTTGCAAGGGACGCCGTTCCGGCGCCCCTGAAGTCACACGTTGGGCCTCTCGACAATTGGCTTCCAATCGTCGCAATCGTTGCGCCCCTTCCCATCGCGGAGTAGTTGCTGAGCCTTCGTGCAATCAAATGAGCGCCCCTCGTCAAGCACGCACTTGTCAGGCGTCATGCCGGGGTCAAGGTCGCAGTGGCATCCGTATGCGCATTCAAACTTCAGCGCCACACATTCGTCCTGCGGTCGGTATTCGTACCGAGGGAACCGCTCACGCCACGCCGCTATTTCTTTGTCCATTTCTCATTCCTCTTGTGCGCTAGGCCCAACCCGGCGTTCCAGCGGAGCCTCCGGCGATGATGCCGCCGGAGTCCCGCTGAACTCTACGTTAGCCGGCGGGTCGCCCCACGCGGCCCAGTACAGTTCGCTCCCGTATTTGCTCGCCATATAGTTCGTGGTCGAGCCAATCATCTGGACCTGCGCGTTCTCAAGTACGGCGCTGCAATGCGCAGCCAAAGACCGCGAGCTAATCAACCCAAATCCCGGCAGTTCTTGGTCCATCTCATTCACCCATCGCCACATGAAGGCCTTTGCCCATTCGAAGTCGCTGAACTGCGTTCTGAGGTAATTGTGCAGGTCGTCGTCCCTGTCCATTGCGCCCTCTCCGATCTGCCGGCTAACCCGGCGGTGAACGCGGACGCTCAACAGCGCGCGTCCGCAGTGGTTTACTCGGCTTCCGGTGCGCGCTGTTGAGCGCCGGTTACCTTTGCGTTAGAGCGCTCACGTATCTCAATGGCGCACGTTTTTGCAACATCGCATCCATCCGGGTACATCACCCGCTTATCGCAAACCTTGGCGCACGCCTCGCGTTCTGCGGCTGCAACTAGCTCAGCAAACCGTCGAAGAGATTTGTGCATTTTCGTCCGCTTGAATCCAGCCGATTTCGCAAGACCATCTAACCCTGCGCTCAACTCGGACGCTGCGCCAGCGGGAGTCGCTGTCGTTTGTGGTGTCTCGGTCGTCATCGCATCTACTCCTGTCCGTGGCGCGCAGCGCCGGTTAGCTCTACGTTATGGGGCTGCGGTTTCCCGTTGTCATCTATGCAAAACAAAGTCGGCCCGCTCGCCATCAGTTCCCAATTTCGCCCCAAGTCCATCGCGGCCATAAACTGCATGTGTTTGCGGTCAAGGAATTCCGTGACCGCGTTTCGCTCCACCGCCTCGGAAATGGTTCTCCGGTTGTTAGTAATCAGTGTCCCGATTTTCGCGCCAACAATCTCTTTCATTTGTCTCCCCCTAACCCGTCAATCCAGCGGGACAGGCCAAAAGCGGCCTGCCCCTGATTTCATGCGTTAGCCCCTTCAATCACTTTGGCTCAGGCTCGCGCACACGTTGTCCCAGTACATCCGGTCGCTCACGTCGAGCAGGTAGCCTTCGTTCATTCGGCCGCGCGGTGAATTCCGGCGTTCGACCCCACTACCACGAACCCGAGGCCGCTATGCCTGAGTGCTTCCAGGTTGTCGCTTCCGTAGGCCACCAAGGCAATGGGTGCGCCGCTGTTGAAATCCGCCCGCCGTCCGCAAACGTAGTGGAAGTGCGGGCGCCCTTTGAGGAACAGCACGCCGTCTGCCGCTCCCCACACTGTTTCGTAAAACATCGCCGTCTCGGTGCGCGCCGGGATCAAGGCCACCCCGTTTCCGTGGTCGCGCATCTTCCGCAGCCACTTCACTGCCTCACGCCCGAATGGCGGGTTGCACCAAACGCGCCCAAACCAAGGCAGGGCCAGCCCGTCGTCTTGCGCCGTGTAGTGCTGGGCCGCCGTCTCCCACGGCCTGACTATTGGCGCACACGGGTCAAGATCGAACGCCCCGAGGGTGCGCAGGATCTCGGGCGGCGTCAGCCACTCGTCGTTTTTCATCGCCGCGCTTTGGTGTCCGCTCAGGCTCACTCTGTTGGCTCCCGTGTGGTCGAACCCGTCGTTCCAGCGGACGTGCCGATAATGCCGGCACGCCCCTGAACTTCAACGTTGGGCGTCACTGCTGCCGTTGCCACAGAGCTTGTAGACTCTGCTTCCCGTATGTACCGCAGAGCCGTTTCAAAGCGCGTCTCTCCGGGGAACTTGCGCTCCACGGCCATGATTAGCGCGTCAAGCTGCAAATCGCGCTTGGTCTTTGCCTTTGTGAATTGCGACAACTCCAAGAACAGCCTGTCGATTGCTTCTGTTTCTTCGTGTGGTTCAATTGGCATTTTCAATTCATCCAACTGGTAAGTAATGCTTACAGGTTGCCGCCGAACCCATCATTCGAGGCGAACTGCGCAAGAAGCCGCGCAGTCGCCTCAATTCAGTCGTTGGGCGTCAGATATTCCGCCGCATCCATGACCGCGCGTTCAGCCATCCCAATCGCCGAACGAAGCGCTACCTCTTTATCTCGTTCCTCTCGCGTCGGGACTCGTCCCGCGATGGTGCCTGTAATTTCGCTGTACGCCTTGTGGCATTCGCGCCGACTGATGACGGCCTCGCGCAGCAGTTCGATCCCGGCGTCAAGTTCTCGAACACGTTCGACTGCCGTGATGGTTTTCCGCTCATGGGCCTCCGCAATGTCTCTCGCGTCTTCCGCAGCGCGGTCGCCGGCCAAGCTCTCGGCGTCGGCCTGAACTCGTGCGTTGGAGGGCAAGTCCATCCGCCCCACCGTCTCGCCGGTTTCCTTCGCTACAAAATCCAGCGCCGAGCATTCGCGGCGTCCGTCGTCTATCCAATGGAAAACGTCAGTGTCGAGATTCAGCGAGCCTTCCGGCAGTTCAAAGGCCATTTGCATTTCTTGGTCAAACTTCGCCGAGTGGCGAACCATCGCCAGGAACTGCATAAAGTCACTCAGGCATTCGAGCAGTTTGTCCTCTGGTATCCCGGCGAAGTCCGTCACCGTGCGAATCATGTATTCATCAGCCATAGCTATTGCCCTTTAACCCGTCAGTCGAGAGGGAGCGTCCGCGCAACCAAATACACAGGCAATCCAGACCTTCGCTAGCCAGGTCATGCCCGCACCCTCTTAGGTTTCTTGTCAGCCTTCAGCGCCCCGCCAGTAATCGCCTCAATGGTTCTTTGCGCAACCATCGGGATTTTGCCTTTCCTGCGCCAGTTGCGGATTGATTGCGGCGTGTAGCAAATCTCCCGCCCAATGGCTACGTTGTCGTCGCCGTATCGTTTAACCAGTTGTTCTATGTTCATGGTGCCCCCTTGTTCGATGGGCAAACTATAAACAAAATATTTTGTTTTGTCTATTGCATTAGCAAAATATTTTGTTTATAGTTTGGTCACTTGCAGCAACAAGTGAATGCCGCAAGCCGATGGGAACCGTCAGTTATCAATGCGTCAATGGCACCGCCGACACGCCGCGCTAGCTGAATCACCCGGTAGGCGTACTAAAGCATCACCAAATTAGAGGGGTTCGGCAGCACCGAACCGCCCGGATACAAGAGGGATCGGTTGGCCACCGGGCGTTTTATTTGGCCTCCGCTTACTAAAGCATCACCAGATCAGTAGGAATTTGCAGTACCGATCAACGGGCGAAACGTGCCCCTAGACGCCCCCGTACCTGCGCATGTCAAGGCATGGGCTCACCAGGGAAACGACAGGGAAACAAAGTAACCCACCAAATTCGCCAGACCGCTTCTCTGGTGATTGCGCCGCCCGAGCCACCGGGATGCTGACGGGTAAGCCGTCCTGCCTTCCCCGGGCGGCAGGATGAATAGCCCGGGATGAACAAGGAGAGAGCCATGTACGAAGGCATGCACGGAGACGAGCCGGAACTGTTGGCCGCGCGGAATCGCAGGGCCCATGAGCGCGAGGCATACATGGCCGACAACTGCGACGAGTACCGCCAGCGCCGCCCATCGATCATTGTCGAAGACTACGAGCAGATGGAAGTTTTGATGAAGCAGGTCGTCCTGCTCGCGCCGAGGATTACCGCAGTGCTGAGCACACATCCGTCCCTAACGGAGGCGCTACACGCACAGGTTGATCTGCAATCGCTGGTCAATCGCATTCAACGTCATCTGGAGGACTGATCCATGAGCCACTACGACCGCCACTTTCACCGAATCCAGCCCAATTACCTGCGCAATATCCCGTGGTGCGACAGTACCAATGTTCCCGGCGACGTTGCGGTATTCGTATCGATTGCTTCTATCGTGATTTTCCTTCTGACATCGTCGGCGATTGCGCTGTAATCATTTTTTCTTGACTTAGGAGTATTAGAGTGGCAAACTTATTCCGTCGGTTTGGCAACCGGCGCGAAACTAGAGGAAGCAACATGAACGCCCAAGTAGATTTTGCAGGGCGGAAGTGGTTGGAATGCTGTCCTCTAGCAAGCGCCGACTGCCTTCGCCAAAGGCCCGCCCTGCAAAGCATATTTGGGCGTTTTTCTTTGGCATCCGTCCGCACTCCGAGCGGATCAAGTGCCCATACCCGGCAGCGCTGAATAAAAGGGTACGCCGTAGGCCGCAAGGCACAGAGGCAACTACCTCTCACAATCGGCGGGACTGGCTTTAGTCGCACGTCCGGGGACTTGGAAACAAGCATGCGACTCCCGTTTATCGGGGATGACCTACCCTCTCTTTTCCCGTAATGGGAAGGGGGAGGCTTTGAGATGACCACAATCAATAGTCAAGGGGGGGCAATGTCCGAATCAAAGGCAAAGAACCTGTTTCAGCGCATCAACGAGGTACGCAAGCAGGTCGATTACATACAGAAGAATAAGGCGGTATCCACGGGCGGCGGATCGTATAAGGCTGTCACGCACGATGAAGTAACAGGCGTTATCAGGCATCACCTCGTAGAGCAGGGAATTATCTGCATCCCGTCCCTGATTTCGTCAAACATTGCCATCCCGCTTGGAAAAGACGGCGCTCCGTCGAACATGATTCGATACGAGGCGACCTATGATTTCCGGTTTGTGAATGCGGACGACCCCAAGGACGATCTGATTATTCGGATGGAAGCTCACGCGATGGATAATCAGGACAAGGCCCCGGGGAAGGCGATCAGCTACGCAAAAAAGTACGCGGTGCTCAAGTTGTTCGAAATTGAAACCGGCGAAGATGAGGAATCCAGGCATACGGAAAAGGGCGAATTCCCACTCGATACACATATCGTTGCGCTGGAATCTGCCGAGACGATTGAAGCGCTACAGTCTGCCTACCTGGCCGCGAAAAAGGCCGCGATGGAATGGCCCGATCCTGCTGCGTTCCGGATTATCTCAAAGAAAACGGCCGATCTAAAAGCCATCCTGGTGGCGAAGAAATGAACGACCAGGGAACAGACGCATGGAAGATTGACCGGCTCGGACACGTTACCGCATCCAGGATGAGGGATGTTCTGGCGACGATCAAGAGCGGAGAAGCGGCTACGCGAGCGAACTACCGCGCTGAACTGGTAGCGCAACGCCTCACCGGGGTGATCGAAAACGGGTTCACCAATGCGGCCATGGAATGGGGAACGCTGAACGAGCCAATGGCACGCGCTGCGTACGAACTGAAAACAAATTGTATGGTTGAAGAGGTTGGATTTATCAAACACCCGACCATTAAATGGTCTGGCGCATCCCCTGATGGACTGATTGATGATGATGGATTGGTGGAGATAAAGTGTCCGAATACGAAAACGCACATCAACTATCTGGTAGCCGGAAAGCCGCCGCCTGATTACGTTCCACAAATGATTTGGCAGATGGCATGCACTGGCCGAAAGTGGTGCGACTTTGCCAGCTACGACCCGAGAATGCCAGAGGATATGCGGCTGTTTATCGTTCGACTGCTGCGCAATGATGACCTTGTAATTGAATACGAAAACTCGGTGAAGGTTTTCGTCGGCGAGATTGAATCAACTATTGCGAAACTTATGGCAATAACAAGACCGGAGCCTACGGCATATGACTACATCAACACACCATAAAACAAGACCTGCTAGCGTAGAAAATGGAAACAAAAAACGCAGTGATTGAAAGCGCCCGCATCACCAGCGATGACCATGGACTGTTGAGTGCGTGGTTGATGCTTGACTACGGCGGCAGCGGCCAAGGTTTCGGCGGCTACACGCTGTACCTTCCGGAGAGCTTCGCATACCACGAACTAAAGAGCGTTGCCGGGCACTTCATTTGGCGCGTGATGGAGGTTGCCGGAGTGACCGATTGGGATAAGCTCACAGGAAAAACTATCCGGGTGCGCAGTGACCGCGGCGGAATTGAAGCGATTGGGCACATCATCAAGGACGACTGGTTCTATCCGCGTGAAGACTTCGCGGACAAGACGCCCAACGCCTAGCTAACCGGCGCAGGCGGCTTTATCGCCTGCGTCCGTGTTGAGCGACGTGTTATGCATTAACGATAACGAAAGGAACGGAAATGGACAAAGACGAAGCACTTAACTCGCTGGCCAAGCTATTCCACAACAGTGAGGAAATGGAAGGCGACGACGGCGCGGTGATGGTCGTGGATCTTGACCTATGGCACGAAGGATGTGCGGCAATGGAATTTCTAATTGGAGGAGAGGAAGACACGGGGGAATGCTCATCTTGCAAACACGCGGCGACGGTAACGGTAGGCCCATGTGTAGGCTGTTTGGATGAAGTAAAAATTTACCGCAACTACTCTCCGATGGGGGCGATATGAACCCGAAACTGGTTGAAGAAATGCTGAAACCACGAGACGAGGAAATTGAAGAACTCAAGCGGCAGGTGGATGCACTTTGCGAAGAACTGGAGAACATCGCCACAGCAGAGTGGCGGGATTTTGACCCTGACGTGCGGAGATCGCCTTACGAATTCGTGATGTGGGCGCAAAGCCGCGCAAGGCACACGTTGAACCGGGTTCTAAGCGGTGACGTAACCAAGCCGCTGCCGGAAGACGTGGCGACCGGTATGCGCAAAGCAACGGATGAAGATGCTGATTTGGCACAGAACCGCCTTTGGGGCATGCGGTTACCTAAAGATGTGCGGATGGTTCAGGTTGGCGATTGCTTATGCAGCGACCACGAATGCGGGGAGTGCATGAAGCCTGAAGAAGATCCGGCCCAGACTAGGCTTGACGAAATGGTGCTGAGGGAGAAGTCATGAAGGCCGATGTTTGCATTAAAGCTGGGTATTACTGCCCGGTTTGCAAGGCGGTTGTTTCATCAGATTGCCTACATTATTCCAAGCAATTCGCAGGGATGACCTTATCTGTTAAGTACATGCGGATGGAACATAACGCAGCACTGCAAAATGAAAACGCGGCATTGCGTGATGAGCTTGACGCATGGCGAGAAAGGTTTAGCGATGATTATGAATACCGCTCAGGAATGGGCGTTGTGGTGATGATAGAAAAGACTTGACATTGTTTGATTACGCATTACAATAACAACATCAACAACGCACAAGGAGAAGCAAAATGAACGCGCTGCAAAAAATGATCGATGAAGCAAAGCAAGAGCACGATGCAATGTGGGCCGTAGCGATAGCGGAAGAAGTAAAAGGGCTGGCCACTCTTGAGGGAGGAAAGGGCGCGAAGCTGACCCGTGAAAACTTGGTGGATTTGTGATTAAAACGAAGCGAGGCGGCCCCGGAAGGGGCCAGGGTCGCAAGCCAGTGAAACAGGGGGAGGACACGGTAACGCTCTCCCTGCGTGTGACGGCGGCGCAGCGGGAAAAGCTGGCGCGGCTTGGCGGTGCCGAATGGGTACGCTGCAAGATAAATCGAGCAAAGGAACCAAAGTGAACCCGGCAACACACCAGCGTATTTGCGCCGAAATACAAGAGCGGCACAGCAAAGAACTCGCCGCAGTAACGGCCCAGCGCGACGAGCTTGCAAAGCTGTGCAACTACCACGAAAAGATACACGCCGACCTGCTTGAACGACTTGCAGAGGCGCCGCGATGGCGCGATGTTGCCGAAGAACTGCCGCAGGAGGCGCAAGAAGTGTTGTTCGTTCGCGACGGGAAGGTTGTTCATGGCGCTTGGATTGGTGGAATTTTCTGGCACAGCAACCAGAAGATGGCGGCTGCGCAATGGATGCCCATGCCGAAACCGCCAAAAGTCGGCGCTGGTAGTACGGCTGTTCCTGACCGCGCCCAACAATCACGCGGCAATTCCTTGCATGGGCGCTGCGGCATCCCCGGAATGCTCGGCGGCCATGAGGCATAACGCTGAGTTAGCCGGCACCTACTACGGAGAATGACATGAGCAAAACGATGATTGACAAGATGGTAGATCGCTTCCTTGGATGGAAACTGCCGAAGGACTTTGCGCCTGACGCCGGGATAGCGTTTGACCGTGAATACGGAGAGAAATGGGGGATGCCGAGCGGCACAAACCTACTGCACGCCGAGCAAGCGCGGGCGATGGTGAAGTACATGCTGGCCGATGCCCTACCGGCAGACACCGACACCTACGCCACGGAGGAAGAAGGGGACGCCTACACCCACGGCTATTTCGACGGACAAGACGCTGCGGCGCTGAAGATCAATGCCGGCTAACAGGTAGGTAACCTGCGCCCGCGCAGGAGAGGTTGAAGAGCGCGCGCCCCGCTTCCGGGCGTCAGGTTGACCGGCTTGTTAGGCCGGTTACCACTGAGAGAAAAAGAAATGAGCATCCATGTTTGTAAGTGCATTCACAACGGCCGTGAGGAATACCACCTTCGCTACCCAGGCATGACCGAAGCGGCGGCGCAAGAATTGGCGGACCAAATTAACGGGGGATGGCTCAGGCCACCGGAAAAGCCGAAAGGCGGGCTTTCTGACGCGATCAAAGCGGCGCGCGGCGGAGATGCCCCGGTGCAGTTCAATGGCTACGCATAACGCCGGAATTCACCGCGCGGCCGAAGGCCGTCCGGTGGAATGACTTGTTAGCCGTCAATGGAGAACAACTTTCAAAAAACTGAGCGCAATGCCGCTTTCGATGGCGACACATGCGGCCGGCAGTGTGAGGGTACGGCATACCGGATTGAGGCACGGCAACAGAAGCGCCGCGCCGACGCACTGGCTGCAACGATTCGCGCACTGCAAGACGTGGTGACGTATAACGGAGAAACGAAGGCGGATTTTGTTGCGCGGGTTCGGGCGATTCTTGGAGCGGACCCGGATGCACGGCTGACACATAACGTGAAGTAGACCCCAAAATCGACAGTGAACAGATTATTGGACACCGACAACCGAATGATTTCAAACGATATGGGCCGTCGGAAAGACGCCCGCAACTGGGCTGACGAGTATTCGACCCAAGACCAAAGGAACCTACTCAACGCGGCCTGCGGAGACCTCGCCTCTCAGATAGAGTGGCATGGTTTCCGCCTCTCGAAAGATGATTGGCGCCATATGATATCCGGCACCATCTTGGGGTGGCGATTGATGCCGGGGATCGATCGTGGCCAAGGGAATGCAGGTCTAATCATGCTGGGGGGGAGTAGTCTCGATCTCAACAAAGAGCAATGTACCGATGCGATTATGCAGGCGTTCCTAATCGGAGACGATCCCGGAACCCAAGGACTTCAGGCCAAGCCGGTGATGTGGTGTAAGTCGGTTTGCGGGGCGAGGTGGATCGTGAAAGAGACCGAATGAAGCTCATGCCCTCCATGCACACCGACGGCTCCTGCATCAAGCCCGTGAGCAAGATCGACCAGGCACGAATCTACATCGGCCTGCTGTGGCATGCCCGCAGAAATCCACTGGCTCGTCTGGCAATTCGCGCCCATGTGCGGGTTATTCGGAGGGGGCTGGGATGAACTTTGAAATCTGCGTCCGCCCCATGCCGACATTGATTATCGGCACGCGCAACCGCTATCCCTTCCGGCTGATGGATGTGGGCGATCAATTCACCGTCCCTCATCGCTGTGAAAAGTCAGTACGCAACGCGGCGCACATGTGGGGCAAGCGCAAGAGCCAGCAATACGCTGTCCGAAAGTTGGATTCGGGGATCTGTGTGTGGAGGGCCGCGTGATGTACATAATAGTGCAAATCTATTGCAGCGGAAGTTCTTATAGTTGAACTATAGGCGCGGCTCTGTTATTTTGAATGTTCCGTAACGGGAACCATGAAGGGGAATAAATGACTTTTTCGGGCAGTGCGTCACTTTCGGTGGGATTCGTCCCACGCGGACCCCTTCCGCGCCCGTTACCCGAATCTGATGCACTGCCCAAAGGGGTCATTTATATGCGTACAAACATCCGCCATCTCTGGCTGCTTGTGGTGATGCGGCACGTTAAGGCGATGGAGGGGGCGAAGTGAAGCGCCCATCGTTCCAGTTTTACCCATCTGACTGGCAGGCCAATAGCAACCTGCGGCGCTGCACGCACGAAGAAAAAGGCATCTGGATTGATGTTATATGCCTCCTGCACGACCAGGAGGCATACGGCATTGCCCGCTGGACGGTCAAGGAAATTGCACAGGCCATCGGGTCTTCTGCACAGAAGATTCGCGGCCTTATTTCGAAGGGCGTCCTAAAGGGCGCAGACATCAATGAAGAATGCGGCCCACTGGTTTTCATTCCTCGTTCAGGTCGGAAAAATGGCGCTCCGGTGACGCTGATTCCGCAACAGCCTGGGCCGGTCTGGTATTCGTCGAGAATGGTTGAGGATGAGTATAAGCGCGTGCTTCGAGGAGAGCATGGGGGTGCGCCAAAGGCCACACCCGACCATTCACCAAAGGGGGGCATAGATGCAGCACCAAAGGCCACACCCGACCATTCACCCTCACGTGCACATGCGTCATCTTCATCGTCATCTTCATCTTCATCTAAAGACTATTCCGAAGGTAAACCTTCGGACGGCAAGCCGTCAAAAGTGACCGATCCGGACGAGATCATTTTCGGGTACGGGGTGCCTTTGCTGACCAATGCCGGGACGGCCGAGAAGCAGGCGCGGTCGTTCCTGGGCGGATTGCGAAAGCACCACGGCGACGGTATGCTGATCGAAAAGCTGCGGGAGTGCATGAAGGCCAAGCCGTTGCAGCCGCTGGAATGGCTGGCTGCGGCGTTGCCGCCGAATTCGAGTGGTGGCACAAGGCGCGCTCCGGCGCTGGAAAATTTCGCCGCAATCGACTACGGACAGGGGGGGAAATTATGACTGACATTGCCGAAATTCTGAGCCAGCGGGAGTCCGCCCCACGGCAGGATGTTTGCGATCAACATGGCAACTTTGAAAGCCGAAATGTGTTCGGACGACTCTGGTCGCCGTGCCCAATTTGCGCGGCGGAGAAGGATCAAGCCGACCGGATTGCCGCAGTCGAACGAAAAAAGGCCGACGATCTGGCGCGATGGAACGGCACCCTTCGATGGGCCGGAATACCGGATCGATTCATGGATAGGACGCTGAAATCCTACCGGGCAGAAACGGAAGGCCAGCGGAGGGCGCTTGCGTTTGCAGAAGCCTATGCCGAAGACTTCGATGTCGCCATGAAGACCGGGCGGAGCGCCGTATTCGTCGGAAAACCTGGCACCGGGAAAACGCACCTAGCGGTTGGGATTGGCCTGCGAATCATGCACAGGGACGGGCGGACGGTTCTTTTTTCGACGGTAATGCGGGCAATCCGGCGGATCAGAAACACCTGGGGGCGTAACGGCGAGGAAAGCGAAACCGAAGCCATCGCCGCCCTGACGCGGCCCGATCTGCTAATCCTCGATGAGGTCGGCATTCAGTGCGGAACAGAGAATGAAAAGCTCTTAATTTTCGACCTACTGAATGAGCGCTACGAAAACCGCTGGCCGACGCTGCTGCTTTCTAACCTGCCACTCGATGAGGTCAAGCAATACCTGGGCGAGCGGGTTTATGATAGGTTGCGTGAGGATGGCGGGGATGTGGTGACATTCGACTGGGATTCACACCGCGGGAGGGGTGAGGTATGACTGAAACGATGGATGAGCGAGAGTTACATGACCTCGAACAGCAGCAGCTTGCCGCGCTTGGCACGCCGCCGAATGCCGCGGAGTGGGAAGTGTTTTTTCGCAATGAAGAGGCGCGCGAAGCCGTCGGCCAAGGGGGCGTGGATTGATCTGGACAAGATCCGGCAAAACGGCCATCGTCAGTGGCGAGTGGGCCATTGTCAAAGCATTTATCGATGGGACGACTCTGTACTACCTCACCCGGGGAACCGGGCCGGCGATCAAGTATGCCGAGGACGCGGAAGCGTTGAAGGAACTGGCGGAAACGATGGAGGCGGGGAAATGAGCATTGACGAAATTGTGAAGCGGCTGGAGGCGTGGAAACAGCGGCATGACGCGATGATGGAACAGTACGAAGCGTTGCGAACCCTGACTGACGCGCCGCCAGAATGTCGAATGTTTCGGCCGGTGTTTGATGTGTGGATGGCCTACACCGTGGCAGTGAGCGAAATTGTCGGAGATAAAGACGAGTGGCTGCAATGGTACGAGCTTGAATGCGATATGGGCAGAAATCCAAAGGAAGCGCACAGCGACGCTGGGACCGTCGTTCGCGTTAAAACGCTTCGCCAGCTTGCGCGCGTGATTTCGTGGTGACCAAATGCGCCATCCGCACCTGTCGGGCCGAATTCGTCAAGCGCTCAATGACGCACAAGTGCTGCTCGGCGGAGTGTGCCCATCGGTTCGTTATCGTGGAGAGGGAAAAGGCCCAGGAAAAAGAGCTGCTGGAGCGGAATCGGGCCATTAGGGTCAGAAAAACGGCGGTAAAATCTCTGGCAGAGCTAGCAAAAGACGCCCAAACCTATGTCAATCGATACGCCCGGCTTAGGGATTATCACAAGGGGTGTTGCAGTTGCGATAAACCTTCAACGTGGGACGGTCAGTGGCACGCGTCTCACTACATTTCTGTCGGAGCGTCATCGGCGCTACGTTTTCACCTGTGGAATTTGAATAAGTCCTGCTCGTCGTGCAACGAAAAAAAGAGCGGGAACATCGTCGAGTACGGGCTGAGAATGGATCCGGCAAAAAAGGAATTTCTCGATAATCACCCTCGGGGACGGAAATTCACGCGGGAATACCTGCTCAGGCTGAAATCTATTTTTGCAAAACGGTGCAGGATTCTCGAAAAACGGCTGAAGCGCTCTGTTGCTGGGGCCTCTTGGCTGATGTAGATCGTATTGCCCTCTGCCACGCGCGATACACCGTAGAGAGCGCTATCCCCTCCTGCTGCGCGGCGGCATAGCGGGTATGCGTCCCGGCGAGCACCAGCGCAATGGCTCGATCAGTGGCCGAGGATTGGCGGGCGCTCATACGGTCACCCAGAACAGGAGCCAGACGAGGGCCCAGAACACGCCCGCGATGGCCATGGCGCAGACCAGCATGCGCGGGCCGTTGAGTTGCTCGGATTGGGTGGAGTGGTCGATCATGGTCATTCCCCTTTTGCTTTCGCGATCGCTGCACGTGCGGCTGCTACCTGGAATTCCCCGAGGTGGAACATGATCAGCCCTTCCAGCGCCCCCAATAGATCCGGCGCGGCGGCGAGTAGGCGGGCGTTCGGATGCCGGTTCTCGTCGGAGATTGGTACCTCGGCGATCAGAAATCCTCCGCACATTCCGCCCCCCGATGCCTCCGGAACGGTGCGGACTAGGTTCCCTGCGACTTCCCACGGCCCTGGCGTATGTTTCATTTTCATCATTTACTCTCCTCAGGATACAGCGCGAATTTGAAGTTCCCACCCATTCCCAAGCCGGTAGCAGCCGTTGCCGAGATCATCGACGGGCGCTTCGTACGGGAGGATGCCGGCGATCATCAGGCAGGACATGTATTCGCCGAGGGCGGCCTGCTCGTCGCGGAATTCGTAGGGCTTGACGACGATCTTGTTGATGTCGGTGCGGGTGATTTCGTATTTGGTCATTTTGCTCTCCTAATCTCTCGACCTAGTCGGTGGCCGTATCCCGTAGTGCATGACTGCATATTAGGCATAACGCTCAATAGTGTCAATAGGTCAGAGCAATAAAAAAATCTATTGAAATCGACGGATCAATAGTCCATCCATACCATAGACAAAACTTGGTGAAAATGGCATGGGATTATTTAATGGGTTGCGTCATACAGGGAGTTGATATACCATATCCCTACCTCATGTCGCGATGACAGCATGGTGCCTCACATCCTCCTGGTAGCATTTCGCCGGCCGAAGCAATTCGGCGGCGCTTTCTTGCGTCAAGAATTTGACGATCATGGCTGAGGCGACCGCAGAAACCTGGGAGCTGATCGAGGCCGGGTATCGAGCCGGGATCAAATCACTGCGTCAACTCGCTGGAGAGCACGGTATCACCGAGGGGGCTATCCGCAAACGCTCCAAACGCGATAGATGGACGCGCGACCTATCCGCACAGATCGCAGCACGCACTGAGGTGTTAGTACGCAGGGAGGCAGTACGCACTGAGGGTGATATCGCGTACCACGTACCCGAGCACGACATCATCGAGGCTAACGCGGCGCTACAGGCTGGGGTGATAAGGGCGCATCGCAAGGACATCCGCGCGCTCCGCGACAAGGCCAACGAGTACCGCATGGAGTTGGACAGCTGCGCCGACGATCTTGGCAGGCGCACCACAATCCTTAAAGCGCTGGCCGACATCCAGAAAACAGCCATCGGCCTAGAGCGCCAGGCGTTCGGGATCGCCGACAGCGCAGATGGCGATGCCGAATCTGGCGGCAAGGCGATCGCCACAATCATCCGCAAGATTGTCGGCGGTCATGACTGAGTTGGTCATCGAGACCCCCGCTGTTTATGAGCCGCTGCTGCGGCCCTCGCGCTATAAGGGCGCTCACGGCGGGCGCGGGTCAGGCAAGTCGCATTTTTTCGCCGAGCTGATGATCGAGGAAAACCTCCGCGAAAAGCTCGACAATGTTTGCCTGCGAGAAACGCTCAAATCGCTCGAATTCTCGGTCAAAAAACTTCTGGAGTTGAAAATCCAAGCGCTGAACGCGGGCTCCTATTTCGAGGTGCAGGACCGGCGCATCCTGACGAAACGCGGCGGCGTAATCATTTTTGAGGGGATGCAGAACCATACAGCGGACTCGATCAAATCCCTAGAGGGGTTCGACCGGGCATGGTTCGAGGAGGCTCAGGCCGCCACTCAGAAATCGCTCGACATGCTGCGCCCCACGATTCGCAAGCCGGCCTCCGAACTGTGGTTTTCGTGGAATCCCGACGAGGCCACAGACCCTGTCGAGAAACTGCTGCGCG